GTAGCACCTACTGATACACCAACAAGAAGCGTTCCTTTTTGTGAAACAGTAAAAGCATTAGGAAATACAGTCATTGGTGCAAGTACTCCTGTTTCTACATATGGTATCGTTGCTATTTTTCTGTAACTCGTTGAATCAGTTTCGTAAACATTTCCTTGATCTCCTGCTACTGCAAAAAGTCTATTAGCGTGTTGAACAAGGGCTTGTATTCCATTTTCGTTAAAGATAATAGGAAGTTGTACTGATGCAGACACTCTGTCCCACGGATAGATTCTTGCGGTCTTGAAACTACCCATTTGAGAGTATGAACCACCACCACCTGTACCTATCATCAACCAACGACCGTATTCTGTTATACAAGTGGCAAATTGCCCTTCTGGTAGGTCAAGAGCCGATAGGTTTAGACTTATAGTTGGAGCAACAGCAACTACACCACTAGCGGTAACAGTCATAGAAGAAATGTCATTACCATTAGTAATATACATAATGTCATCTTGTCCGATGATTATGTTTCCTCGATAGTTTGCGTTAAATCCAGTTCCCACGTTAGCGAACCACTGAGCACCTGCTGATGTGAGTGGTCCATAACAAGACATAACATCTGCGTGGCGTACCCACAGATAATCTTTGTAGATTTTCATGTCCCATACGTTAGCAAGTCCTGACTGTAGTGCTGTTCCATTTTTTGAAATAACACCTGCACCAGTTTCTCCTGTAGCAACGTATATATTTCCATTAACATCTTTAATACAAGCAAGTGGAAGTTGTATCGGTGTTATACTTGTATCAAGGACAGTTCTGTTATTTATCTTAGCGATGCCTTTGTTTTCAAAGATTTCCAAGTTTTTAAGTAGTCCAAAACCATAGATAGGGTGTTTAGCCTGACCTTTGTACCATTCTCCGAATGTGACTACTCCGTTTTTGTCCATATTATGCTTGTACTGTGTAAATTATTGCTGGTGTTCCATTTACGTTTCCGCCTGGATCTGCCCACTGAATATCAAACGTAGTACTTGTCACGTTACTTAGTGTCGCAACAGTAGAACCACCGTTACCAGTTGCCATCGCAATACCAGATGAAGTATATCGTGTAGTTAGAGTTCCTGATGATATCGCTACTACCGCTTGTTGGCTAATCACTGTTCCTGAAGGACTGATTTCTGCTGTTCCGTGAGACGTAGATATACCACCTCCACCTGATGATGATGTATTTTGAACCATCAACTGAACCAGTCTAGGAACAAAACCAAGTCCATGTGTGATTGTTTGGTTTGTAACAGCACTAGGATTGATAGTAGTACCTGCTACATAACTAGTTTTTACTGTAAAGTTGTTTGCTGTTTTTGATTCTAGTTGAAAGTTTGTTCCATCATAAACTACTGTAACAACCTGTCCTGCTATAATATCTCCATCAGAAAGTTGTGCTGAGACATTTTTTACAATGTTTGTTGCACCAAGAGAGTTTACATTAAGAGAACAAGTACCTGTATTAGCGACATCTGCTTTGAAAGTAAATCTTTGTCCTGTTACATATGCTGTTGGTGCAGGTGTTACTGTAATAACATATGTATCATTTCCTGTTGCTGATGCAGCATAGTCGTATGTTTGTACTGTTGTTAGGTTGTCTGGTGTTACAACAAGTTTAGCACCTGTTCCACCTGTAGTGGTTCTTGCAAGAGTTTCTGCAAGTGTAGCAAGTTCTGAAACACCTTTTACTGTAGTACTAGCATCTGCTGCTGAAGGGTTAGCAATCCATTCTGGTATACCTGCTACTGAAGTTTGAATGATCTGACCTGCTGTACCTATAGGAAGTCTTGCTGTAGTTCCTAAAGCACTACGATAGTACATATCACCTGTTGCATCACCGCCAAAGTTCATTTGTGGATTTGTAAGTGTGATGTTTGTGAGCGTCTGACCTGTTCCGTCTGTTGATACTGCTTGGTTTGCACCTGTAATAAGAGCAAGTTTATACGAATGAGATGTTGTGACTACTGACCCGTCAATACCTACTTTATCTTCAAGAGCCTCAACGGTATCGTTGATAGTAGCGTGTTGGTAGTCATGATCAAGCGTAGGACTTGCGTTTTCTAGTAGATCCGTTGCTGTTGGATTTGGTATTGTCTGTTTAGTTGTAGGGAATGTTGTACTCATGATTGTTCTCGGTCAAGTTCAGTCCATATAGTCCCTAACTTGCCATTATATTGATAACCGACTTCATTATATGTTATATCAGGTTCATTGTATTGTATTGAAGTTTGACCCTCGTATCTGTCCTGATTGTCCCATTGTGTTGTCATATACTAGAAGTTTTTCGTGCTACTAATACGACCTTCTCGTCTTTCTTTCTAATGTTGTAAAATTCTGTAATTTCTTTTTCCATAACAAGCATTTCTTGTCGTAGTTGGTTTGCTTTTGCTAGTCCTTTTGCTACAGCGTAATCATATGCTGCAGACAATGAAAGATATCTATGAAGATGCTTTGCAAAGCCAGGTTCTTTTATTGTATCTCCTGCAACGAAGTAGTTTGCTTTACGTTGGAAGTACGCTTTTAAACTTCCTGTCTGTGAATAGTTAGGTTTTGGGTATAGGAAAATAGAAGTACCTAGTTTGTCGTAGTAAATTGGTTGTCCTGGGTTCTTTAGAAAGTCTGTGAGTGAGTAATCAGAAGTTATACCTGCAGAACCAACTGCGGTATTAGGAAGTGCTGCGTATTGTGTAGGGTTTAAGTCTGTCTGATCAAAAGGTGTAAGAAAGTGCCAGTTACCTGAACTATCTTTAAGTTCTATTCGTGTAATGTCTAGGTACTCTTGGTCAAATGTATAGTCTTGTTGGTTTATGATAAGGTCTGTTACACCAATAGGCAAGTCTGTGTTGTTTGTGTCGTCCCATTGCCAACGTCCGTCAGATGACAAGATGAGACTAACTGCTTTATCTAGTGCTCGGTTTACATTACGAGTAAAATCAGCAATCGGATATGACGTGCTGTTTTGTGAAACTAGATATAATGCGTCTTGATATAAGCCTTGTTGATTTGTTGTATCATTGAATACCATTTAAAAAGTACCCGCAACAGATATACTATTATTATAGCATATATTTTTGTAAAGATACAATCCTTTTTCTGATAAACATGATTGCGGTGGGCTTATATTGCCCCATGTTTACCAGAAGAGGGATTTTACCCCTCTCTTATTATGCAGTTTTTCCTTCTGCTTTCTTTTTTCGTAGTGCTTCCTTGTATTCTTCTACTTGATCGAAGATGTCTACTTCAACAACACCATCTTCTTTACTTTGTTGAATGTTAGTCACCATTTCAAACTCACTGATCTCTGATTCTGTGGCTTTCTCAACCAAAGGAGAGAGTTTATCTTTGAGTTTCTGAATTTGTAGTCCAATTTTATTACGTTCCTTTTCGATCTTCTCAATTTCATCAACAACTTTGTTGATTTCTAGTGCTTTTGCTTTGTATTCGCCTACTAGATTAAAGATTTTACTGTTCTCAATTTTTACTGTTCGCATAGTTTTCTGTACTCATTGTCCCATAAGTGGGCATTAGAGTGTATATTATATTCTTTTAATACATACTGGTGAGCCATTTTGCCCATTTCTAGGCGTTTTTCTTTGTTATCTATGAGTGATAGCGTTTTGGTAATCCAATCGTCTGTAGAGGACGCTAGGAGCATATACTCACGATCACTTTCGTTCACTTCATAAGGACTTAATCCATCTGAGAATGATTGTGCAATGACAGGTATTTCACACATAGACGCTTCGAGGAACTTTAGGTTTGACTTTGCTCTGTTAAAATAAGAATCAAAGCGTGGAATCAACATTATATCTAGTTTTAGATCGTTGAGTTTACTATTATAATCAGCATGTGCTACGAATGAATGCCACTCTGGATTGTACTGTTTCCAGAAATCAAATTCTGGTCTATATAGTTCTACAGCACGTTCGGTTTCTTTTGACTTTTGCGGGAGTGCAAATAAAACAAGTTGCACGTCTTTTCTATCTTTGAGTATATCAAGAAGAGGTATAATGCTTTTGTAGTCTTGGTTACTTGCGACAGAACCAACAATTCCTATTCTTATTTTACCGTCATCGTTTCTTTGTGGTTCGTCCCAATCATCTGGATCAACACAGTTTTTAAGCACAACTACATTTTTATTATATGCTCGATATTCTTCTGCGAGTACTTCTGTTGTAACTGTTACAATGTCTGCGAGTTCAGCAAACTCTTTCAGTTTTTTATCTATACTCGCAACAATAGTACCAAGTGAATCTTTCAAACCTTTAAACATATTGAGTGGTACACCACTGTCTTTACTATAGGTATCATCATTATCCATGACAATTTTCTTTCCTGCTAGTTTCAACAGTTTGGCACTTTCAAGCATTTTCGGATCCATTGGTCTATGATACACGATCACATCTGCATCTATAGCACCTTGCATCATCTTTTCTGGTGATACACGTTTACCTCGTATAGATGTTTTATCTCCGTCATAGCCATTCGCTACGAGTGGAAGTAGACATCGTACATAGTAACATGATTCATACCCACCACCGATGTAATATACTTTCATACTTATTTTCCGTCTTCTCTAGAGTTCTCAATCATGTCTTCTACTTTCTTTACTGTACCTGTAGGTTCTCGCACAACACGACTAACGATGACACCAGTTTTAGGGTCTATTTTGTCGCTAGTTCTTGTTAGGTGTGGAGAGATAACAACGTGTCCTTCCATATATTTTTAATTTTTAACTTATAAGATTGTACTCAGAATCCTTGCCCCCTTGATTCTGACAAAAAGGGCAAGAACAATCTAAACTAGATTTACGCTGCTGTAGCGTGTGTCATGATAGCGACACCTGCGTTGTCTCGGTTTTCAATTACACCGAAGAGGATGTCTGCAGTAGTAACTGTTGAGAGGTATTCAGGAACGTAGTGAGATTGAACACGAACGCCCATAGAACCAACCATTGAACCTGACATTGAACCGCCTGCACCAAGTGGAGCAGTTGCGTAGTGGATAGCGTCTTTATGTACGAGTACATTGTAACGTCCATTAGTACTTGCTACGTTTGGTACGAGGTTAGAAGAGATAACAGGTAGACCATATAGGTATGCTGCTGGTTTCTTCGCTGTCGGGTCGTTTACAGGAGAGTTGATAGCCAATGAGAACTTGTCGATGTTCTGAAGTTGTCGCCAGATAGTGTTAGGGTGCATGATGAATGCAACTTCACCTTGATAGATACCTTCAACACAGTTAGATTCAAGTGTTGCGATAGCAGCACGAATGTCTGAGTCTGTGATGTTAGTAGTTGATGCACCAACGACTGTAGAGAAGCCAGAGAAGAGAGCAGCGATAGCACTTTCGAGTTTTCGAGCGATAGTGTAACCTGCGTTCTTTGCGTAGCGTTCTTGTAGAGCGTAAGAGTGTTTTACTGTTGCTGCTTCACGGTCTTCGATAGCAAAAGATACTTCATACCATTGGTCTACAGTAAGAGTGATCTTAGTTTCTGTAGGTTGGTTAAGAGTAACTGCAGTAGCGTTTACTTTAGCGTTAGCACTCATTTCTGTAAGATTTGGAGTGTAAAGTACTGAGCCACCACCTGATAGTTCTGCTGAACGATCTGTGAAGAAAGGAGCAATATCAAGAGCACATTTGAAGAAATCGTTGATTCTTTCTCCCCAAAGTGCTGGGATAAGACTTGCTAGTGTTGTTGAGGATTCTGTTCCTGTTGGAAATGCCATATAATTATTTTTATTTATTCTTTATAAGACACCCCGCAATTAGTGTTATGCACCAGTTTGTTTTTTCCAAAAGGCTTGGTGTTCCGCTTCGGTCATTCCAGGAGTTACGCCCTCTTGAGGTTTTGCATAACCTGAAGAATTTGATGCTCGTAGTTTAGCCTGTGCAGATTTCTTTTCTGATTGTTGTTTCTGTATATAAGCCTGAAAGAGTTCATCTTCCTGTGCTTCTTTTATAGAAACGCCTTTACCTTTTGCAATGAGGTTAAGATAATCAATATCTTTTTCCTCAAAGCCTTTAGCGAAAAGAATTGCTTCGTCTCGTGATAAACCTTGTGGTGCTTGTGGAGCGTCTGCAGTTCGTGCTACAGGTGCTTCACTTTTTTTCGCACGCCGTGCAAGGATAGCCTTGTACTTTAGTGCTTCAGACTTCCAATCAACTTGATCTTCTGTCTGTTCGCTAGATGTATCTACACTTGTATCTACGTCTAACTCTTCTTCGAATTGTTGCTCTTGCTCGAAGTCAAGGGATTCATCTTTTTCCATAGGTGATGTAACTAGCCCTCTTTGTCATGAGTTGGGTATCTCGTTAATAAGGTACTTTTTGGTCGGAAGCATAACCGAGGTTTTATTCTGATTGTGAAATGTTTTCTACTTTCTTATTTGGTGAGTATTCTCGTTCTATTTGGTCAAAAGCATCTCGTATAATCTTGTTTGCTTCTTTGATTCCAGTAGTTTCAGTTCCATCAAAAGCACGTTTTATTGCTAAAGACTCTAGGTGTTTAACCATAAACTCTTTAACTGAGTTGAACATATCTGTGTCGATGTAGAACTTTTGAAGTGGATTCATATTATTGTTGTGCTTGTGGCACTACTGCTTGGGCAGTTTCTGCTGCTGCACCCATTTGCGGTGTTACGTTTTTAACATTACTCGTCATGTCTCCTTGCTGTGGTGGTGTGTCTAGGTTCAATTCCATTGATGATATTGCACCTGATAGCTCTGCAAGTCTTGTGATAATTTTTGCACGTTCTGTAGGTTCTTGAACGACTTGGAGTAGGAATGAAAGTGATTTTATCTGAGCGTCTTTGTTCTCTAGTTCACCAGTTATGTTCACAGATACTTTAGGTTCAAAGTCTTTGAAGTAATCTTTTGGAATGTCTAGAAATCTCTTTTCACTTTTACCAAGTTGCTGTTTAAAATACTCTTGTAGTTGGAAGTACTCATCAGGAGAAACTATTTTACCATCAAGGATAGATTTCTTTATTTCTTGGTTAGCACTGTAGAGTGAGAAGTCTGCATCAATCTTTCGTAGTGTGTCTGCATCAAATTCAGAAGCGAGTATGTGTGGTTTATTCATTCGTTTAGCGAGGAAAGGAAGCACCCAGTCATTGAAGATTTCTGTTAGGAATATACCTGCTTCTTCACGTTTGTAGTCAAAGTATGATGATGCTTGTTGTGATTGAATTGCAACTGAGCCAAGTGGTGTACCAGACGGAAGTGTTTCACCTGTAACAGCATCAAAAGTATTCGTTGCACGTTCAACTTGTGTATTCCACTTATCAACTTGATTTTGGAACTCTGGTAGTGAACTTGGAAGTAGTTGTAGTGATCGAGCAGTCTTGCCATCTTCTACTTTAATAACAGAACCATTTTCGAGATCAGTGATAGCATTTGTTCCCATCTTTTCACTGTCTGTAATGACTATGACTTTACCTGCAAGAGACATAGCAGAGTTCTCACCTATAACAGCATCGTTAGTCCATCGCTGTGCTTCAAAAGCATCTTCTACAACACCACGACCAAGACCACGCCCTGCTACTTCTTCCCATGAAAGATACTTGTAGAGATTTTCCTTTTCATCTTCTTTGTAAAGGAGTACTTGTTTGTCTAGTCCTGCAATGATAAACATCATACGTTTGTATGTAAGTGGATCACCCTCTTCTCCAATTTCAGGATCATACGTTTCAGGAAAATCACCATGTACTTCTAATACAGGAATACGTTCACTAATAGTTTGTGAATAGCCACCTTGTGTGTTCTTTCGCAACTTTGTCATGAGCTTCATTGCTTCATCGATATTTTCATAAACATCTTTCTTTTCAGCGAGTTCACTTGGAGTTAGGTAGTGCATCTCAACGATAGTACCACCTGCAATGTTTACAGGATCAACAATGACGTTCTTCCATTGTACTACTTCAAGTTCTAGCTCATCTTCTTCTTTTGCTTCTTTAACAATACATTTCTTTACTAAAACACCACCGTACTTTGCACGAGTTTTGCCGAATCTGTTTAGGAATAAAGAGAAGTCAGATTCTTTCATCCACTGATATACTTCTTGGTTAAATAGAAACGCCAAGTTAGCAAAGCGAGGATTATCACTTGTTATTTGAATGTCTTTAACATCAAGGTCAGTTGCACGAGTTGCTACGTTCACACGATAGTTCACGATATTATAAAAAGGTTTATCTCTTCCTAGTTCATCTTTATTACCAGATATATATTGTGAGTTTGTGTAGAACTCTATCTTTTTGATTGTTTGATACGGTGAAAATGACAAACCGTCCACAAGAGTTATGTACCCATTAGTATAGGTACTGAGCATATTGTTTACTTCTGAGAAAATTTTGAGTTGATTATTTTTTGCCATTTACTGTTTCACCGCAATATATACTATTATTATATAACTTTTTGACTAATCAAGCAAGTTATTCGCTCCAAGATTTCGTCAAATTGTTTTTGTTCACCATCATTCTTGCTCTATCAAAAGCAGTAACTACTTCTGGGTTAGTATACTCGAAGTACATTCTCATCATAAGCGCGTCAGAGAAGTCAGGTGAGTGACCTAGTAGTTCTTTCACTTCACTCTTAGCCATAAGCATCAGTTTACCATCTGAAACATTATCTTTTTGCTTTACATACTGAAGTTCTTCTGTAATCATGTTTCGAACATAACCATCATCTAATTTTACCGCTATCTTGTGTGTGTTAATAAGATCAGCTAGTTTGAAATAACATTGTGTTTTAAGGTTAGAAAAGTTTGCTGGTACTTTGTTACCGAATCGCATCTCTTGTAGGTCAAACGGTCTTGAGTTAGCAATAAAACCTTTCACTCCTTTTATCATATCAACAACACCACCACCGACACCGTCTTCGTCTACAATGACGTGTGAGTACGGTATTTGCTCTGTAGCGACTATTTCCTTTATCTTTTGTGCTGTTACATCAAGTCCTTGTTTGTCGTAGTAGTAAGCCTTGTAGACCTCTAAGCCACGCCAACAATAGATCACTGTCTTGTCTTGACCATAACGAGCAATGTCGGCAGTCAGGTACTTATTCTCTGTGCTTGTAATGGTGTTAGTGAATAAGTCATAGATTGCTTCTGTGTCTATAAGTGCATTAGGATCATCATCATATTCAAAGTTACCATTTAAAAGACGCTCTTTTGTTATCTTGTCAGAGTTTCTCAACTGTTCAAGGTATGCTTCTGTAGTAAAAGGATTATCTGTTGCCAATGCACGAATAAACACTCTGTGATTAGGCAGTGAGTTGTCTACGCTTGGTTTATAGTATCTTTTATAAACGTGATTCTTTGATGGGTTGAATGTCTCAAGTAGCTTTGGTTTTATTGTTCCACGTCTACCAAGACGAGTTTTAAGAACACTAATAGCATCTTCAGGACATTCGTTTGATTCGTCAATGAAAGCCCCTGTTAGTTCAAGACCACCAAGACGTGTGTATAGAGGATCACTTGGTTTGTAGTCCAAGTCCATTAAGAATATCTGAGAACCATTACCAAAAGTAATTATGTTGTTCTGTTGGTTATATGTGTATGAGTTCTCTCCAAGACCAAATTCTTTGAAGACTTTAAAAAGAGTCAAGAGTGTTGTTTTCTTTAGGTTTGTTAGTTCTCTACGCCCAATGAGCCAAGCAGTGTCTTCATACGCTAGACACATGGTTACAATCCAAACACAACCAAGATATGATTTACCACCAGATGCTCCACCACCATACCCTATTTCAGTATGTATGTCGTCTGTTAGGTATTCCCATGCTTGGAATTGTTTCTTATTTGGTTTGAAATCTATATTCATTACTCAGGTTTGATTATGTTTATAGCAGTAGGAAATATAATAGGTTTGTCATCTGAAGTAATATCACTTCGTTTACTGTATTGTTTCTTTGAAAGAGTTTCTAATGCGAATTTAGATAGATCTGCTCTAATCTTGTCATCTTCTCCCTCTAATAGTTGTTCTAAGTTTGCTTCTGCTTTTCTTATTATTCTTTCATGCTTATAAGATAAGAGTTTATCAGAGAAACCTTGATAATTCTTCCATTTCCAATAATCCCATGTTCCTATTGGAACTTCAAGGATTTCCGCTATTTGCTTCTCATTCTTCCCATCTAAATAAAGCTCTCTAATTTTCAAGAGAAACTGTTCATCGTCTAGTTGTGATGGTCTTCCTACCTCTGCCATAATGGAACTCTTTTAATTAAAGTTTACCTCGATAGATAGCAAGTTTTGCTGCCTTTGTCATTACTTCTTTCTTTGGTTTCTTCTGTTCTTTTTTAGGTGATTTTCCTTTCATAGTAGTTTCTTTATTAAGACTAATACTCCCATTATAGCAAGACTTTGCCAGATACTCAATGTAATTATAAGTGCTATCCAAAAGGACAAGCATATCGGACAGTGTAGTAGTTCTGCAAGGTATCTATTCTTCTTGCTCCACTCTCTAGGTTTCTCAAATAAGAAACTTTCAGAGATGAGATAACTAATTGCTATTGTTACTAGAGTTGATAAGAGCATTGAGTTCGTCTATTAGTTTTCCTATTTCGACACGACCATTTCCACAACCATATACTCGTTCTTGTACTTCAAGTAACTTTGCAATGATTTGTTGGTATGACATCATAGTTATATTATATAAAAAACAAGAGGATTTGTAAAGACCCTCTTGCGTATTTGTTTAGTAATCACTTGCTGATTTTGGCTTATTACCAGAAGTTTTGTAGTATTCATATTCGTCTATGACGTTCTGTTTCATTTGAGATGTTGATATAACACCTTTAAAACGTGGAAGTACGATGATCTCTTTACCTTTAGATTTCATAAAGGCTATTTCTTCTTCTTTTGTATGTAGCCATTCGTCTGCTACAGCGTATGCGTCTATGGCATAATCTTGTAGTAACTGTAATGGGCTGAAATTGTCTGCTTGTACTACCTGATCTACATATCGTATAGATTCAAGTATTTCTTTCTTTTGTTGGAAAGGTAATGTAGCACGTCTGTTTTTATAGTTTTTGTATAATTCATCGCTGTTTAATGCGACAATAAGATATTGACCTCGTTCTTTGAGGTATTTGAAGACTTGTATGTGTCCCCAATTTAAGATGTCGAATGCACCTTGAACAAGTATTGTTTTCATATGCTTTTCTTTTATTATATCATATTATTTACAAGAGTTAAAGTTTTCTCTGTGTCTTCTATAGTATAAAAGTGGTTCTGATACATGGATTCGTGTTGCACCTTTAGATAACATATCATGATATAAGTTTCTATCTTCTTGTGTTCTTTGTGCTTCAGAGTGATAACCTACTTCTTGTGCTTTCTTTGTGTTGTAAAGCATAGATCCGTGATGTCCTGAAGATCTGTCCCACCAAAAGTCACCTTTATATTTTGAAACTTCTCTTGGATGCCTGTTAAGTATCTCTTCTTTGAGTTCTCCTGTCACTTGTATATCGTATGTTACAATATCAGCATCTACTTTATCGAGTATCTCAAGTGCATCACTTCGTAACCAGTTGTCAGCACCAATGAACACACACTTGTCTGTTTTTACACGGTTTAACATATCTTGAAAGTTTGCAACTGTACCGAGATTATTTTCTCTAAATACATATTCTACATCAGGATATATTCCTTTTAAATGTTTACAATCTCCCACTCCATCATCAACTAAAAATATCTTATCTGGCTTTCTTGTTTGTGAAAGTAGTGACTCTATTGCATGAGCAGCGAGATGCCCATATTTGTATGACGCTATAACAACTGTAATCATATATAGTTTCTAATACGTTTAAACTGCTCATCAGTCCCTTGTGTTACTGACCAAGCGTCGTTATACCCTGCTTCTTTTACACATTCTACTACTAAATCGTTATATTTTCCATATGGGTATGCAAAGTATTCCATAGGAAAAGGTGGTGTTATTTCTTTTATAATTTCTTGCTTTGAAAGTGTAGTTAAATCAGGATGTGACCATGTATGCCAACCTAGATTGAAATCATACGTTTCACAGAGTTCTTGCACTTGATCTAATGTACAGTACTTTTCAACCTGCGGAACATTCTGTATATCAAATTCATTGTCCTTTCCTAAATAGTCTCCCATAACAAACATTATTCCTGACTTTCCTTTCAGAACATCTTTGTTTTCATATACATTTAAGTATATTCCGTCGAAACCAATCTCCTCATTACAATTTAAAATCTCATCGTGGGTATTATAGTTAGGGTGTTTGTGATTACCAATGTTGTGGGCTAGTTTCATAAAAATAGATACATTGTGTATATTCTCTATAAGGAAATTCTATATACTTGTCTGGTTCTGGTAAAGTTGGTAGCCATGATTTTATCCCTGCAATGAGTAACGATCCTTTTGAACATTTCCTAATCCAATCAAGTATCTGTTGATTATCATATTGTTTATAGAGTGTTCCTGTAGTTATCACAAGGTCATATTCTCCTTCTGGTTCATGTACTCTTTTAACATTGCTTGGAAAACTTGATGAAGCGTTGTCTGATATTTCTATGGCATGAATT